GTGATAACTGGTTAGCTGATGCAATGGCAGGGAAGCTACCACCTATATCTGTTTATTGGGAACTGCAAGATGATGAGCAAAAAGCTATTGATGAAGGTAGACATTCTACTTTTAAGCATGACCCTAGTAAATGGGAAAAGCAATTTACTGCACCAAGAATAGGTAAATTAACTGAAGAAGAAGCAATGGAGTATTTAGTTATGAAAGACATACCAAGAAGGGTGTGGGCTGTGGAATATAATAGACCTATGTTTAAGATCGTTAAAACAGAACAAGTTCCTAGCAATAGACAATTTAGAAACGCATGGGAGATGGCACAATGAGTACAATAAAAGTAGATAATTTAAAGACTACAGGTGGTGCTGATCTTTACACATCTAAGGCTTGGGCTTCATGGGATGGGACAGGTACAGTTTCTATATTTGCTTCTGGTAATGTTTCTTCTATTTTAGATAACGGTACAGGTCTTTGGACAGTTAACTTCACAAACAGTGTGGCGAGTACAGGATATTGTACTGCAATGAATGTTGGTAAAGGTGACGCCGTAGGTGATTTGAATGTAGCGGCACACTACAGATCAGAAGTTTCTGGCACAGTTAAATCAACTTCAAGTGTAAGATGTTGTTCTGCACACAAGTCTAATTATGTATCAGCTGATCACGGTATAGTAGAGCTGACTTTAACAATGTAAAATATATAAAACTAGGAGATTAACAAATGGTAAGTATAATAAGAGGCGATGACGATTTTGATTCTGGGGTTGAGGTAGAAGAAGGTAACGTAGCCTCTGATTTTACAGTTACCGCAAGCGCAGGGACTTTTGGTGGTTCTCTTACTACGACAGGCGGTGCAGGGACTTATGCATTAGTTTGTTGGCACAAGGGTGATAATAGTAATTGGGGTTCTGCCACGTTAAGTTCTTACAGTAATGTTGACGACGGTTGGTTTAGTGGTCATTTTTATGACAATGGTACACAGCTAACAGGTTACGCACCAGCTAACCGCTCTAATAGTGTGCAACACGCAGTTTATGGGCTTGTAACAACAACAGGAAATTTTACAATTACTAGCGGTGGTAATGAAAAATGGATTTCATGGGCGAAACTAGGATAAAAGGAAACAAATAAATGTTTTATTATTTTTACAATAACACTACAGGTGAAATAGTTTCTGAGAACTGGGGAACAGAGCCTGTTATTAACGAGGGTGAATGGGTAGGTTTTTCTTATTTATCTTCAGAAACACAAGTTGAGCAAAGACATCATAAAGTTAATTTAGATACTCAAGAAATAGTATTTGACCAAAACTTAAAAGATACTCAAGTAGGAAAAGAAGTTAGAGACGAAAGAGATTTGTTATTAGTCGAGTTAGTAGACCCTATAGTAACAAACCCTTTGCGTTGGGCTGACCTTACAGATTCCAAACAAGCAGAGTGGACACAATATCGAACTGACTTGTTAAACATACCAGAACAATCTGGATTTCCCAATTCAGTGAATTGGCCTACAAAACCAACATAAGGATAAAAAAAAAATGTCTACATTAATTAAAATAGGCGCAACAGAATATAACAGCGCAAACTATGAAATACCAGCTGAACGTACTTTTCGTAATGGTTGGGAAGCAAACGAAGATACAGGTGTTATATCTGTAAACATGGCTAAAGCTAAAGATATTTGGCGTGATAAAATACGTCAAGCTAGAGTAAACCCATTAGCAGATTTAGATACAGCTTACATGAAAGCTCTTGAAACAAGTGCTGATACAACGCAAATAATTGCTGATAAGCAAGCATTACGAGATGCACCAGCATTATCTTCTATAGATGCGGCTTCTACAGTCGATGAGTTAGTAGCAATACAGCCCATTCCGAATGTAGTTATTGAATAATGACTGAGAGTTGGCATCTTTCTAAGTCAGTACCAGTTACGTTAATCGTAGCTATAGTACTACAAACTATATCACTTGTATGGTATGTGTCTTCGCTAGACTCTACCGTCAAAAATAATGCTCGTGATTTAGTTCGCCAAGAAACTCGTATAAATACACTAGAGAAGACAGTACAAATGCAAGCTGTCTCTTTAGGTCGTATTGACGAAAACATTAAAGCTATTCGTAACTTAGTAGAAAGAATGGCAGAACAAGATAGTAAATGAAACTCTTACTTACATTACTTACCCTACTAATTGGCACTGCTTCATATGCCAATGATGATACAATATATACTGACACTAACAGCACTATAACATCAGAAGGGTCTATGGAAACTACAATCAATAGCCCACCACCATCAGCCATATCTCCTCAGATAAGTGGAAGTAACTCTGACTTATGTACTGTAGGTGTAGCAGGGGCAGTACAGACACAGATACTGGGTATCTCAGCAGGTCGTACAGTACGTGACATGAACTGTGAGAAACTCAAGAATGCCAAGACTATGTATGACATGGGCATGAAGGTAGCCGCAGTATCCGTAATGTGTCAAGACGAAAGAGTGTTTGATGCTATGATGAATGCAGGTACACCATGCCCTAAAGATGGCTTAGTTGGTGATAAAGCTAGGCTAGCATGGGAGATGGAAGCAGTTAAAGAAGAGATCGAACGAGATCAGAATGATGTAATCAGAAAGTTGTTTGATGAGAACAGTGAAACTAAGATTGGCTTGGGTGTTATCTTTAGTACTCTTGCCTTCTTACTCCTACTCTGAGCCGTACACTTACGGAGCTACAAGTAATGCAGCATCTAATGCATTAAGTTGGACTATGGACTCTATCTTACCTAGCATTGGTGGTGTAGATATAAATGGATTACTCTATAGGTACACTACAGTAAAAGACCCAGATGCTGACATGAAGGTACATGTAGGTAATCATAACGCAAGTGGAGATGGCTATACATTTAGAGAGACTGATGATTGGTCTGGAGTACCCGGAAATACTATTGTTAAGTCTTTCCCTCTTTCAAATATACCAGCATCACAATGGGGTACTGGGTTTGTTGAAGTTGAAGGTGAAGGAACTGTTAAAGATGCTGTTGTAATATACAACTACAGGTTAGACAAATGCTATGATCCACAGTCTGACCCTACTTGTGCAGGTTATGTTAAGCCTATGCCTGAGATACCAGAGGTTGTAGTTTATGATGCACTAGAAGATGATGCAGTTGTAGAGGTACTAGAGACTGAAGAGTTTAAGTATGATGAAGATGGTGAACTTATATTAGATGAAGATGAGGAAGAAGAAGAGACACGTATAGAGATGGGATTAACTGCCTCTGCTAATGCTCTTACACTATTTAAAGCTCAAAATCAAGGTGATATAATACTAGCCTTAAACAAACAAACTAATATCAGTATGTATTACAATGCAAAGATAAACGGCGGTACACTAAACGATGCAGCTGGATTAAAAGATGGAACTATACCCGATAACAAGAAAGCTTTACGAAACAATTTAGCCCAACAAGTACTACATGAAAAAATGGTAGACATGCAGTATAACAAATGAGGATTACAATGAAATATTTAACAGCACTACTATCACTTTGTGCATTACCAGCATTTGCTACTGTAGATATTACAGGAAGTGTAGCCGCTAAGTGTGTTATTCAAGCAGACAAATCTGGTGTGTATGGAAACCCTATTGCCAGTAAGTTAAGCACAACACCTTCAGATGGTGGTATACTACCTGTAATCAGGTTTGATGTATCTATTGCAGATTCTTATACGGCTAATATAACTCACCCTACATCCTTTAGCTCTTCACCCAACCTTACAGATACACTTACATGGACAGGTAGTACCACTGTAACTAAAACTTCTGTGTCAGGGATGTCTGCATACAATGGTGCTAAAGTAGTAGTAGGTAATACTACAAAATTTAACCTTACACTAGCAGGGTCAACATGGTTCTCTACTGCATCAAGCGCAGTATATGGATCAGCTAAACCTTTGCCGGGAGGTACATACACTGCAGTTGTACAGGCTACTTGTATTGCTAAGTAAACTAATCATAGCATTTATGGGTTGGGCTACTGTTGTTTCTGCACATGAAATGACACCAGCCTACCCAGTGTTAAAGCCTACGTATGTTGCAGGTGTAGTTAAAGCAGAGATGTCTATATTTAACTCACGAGAAGATGTAGAGTATTATCAGATAGATTTGTTTGATTTGAACTGGACAAACATGCCATTCTCGTCTAAGTATAGGATCATCAAAGTAGGTTATAAAGAACGTAAAGATTTTATTGTGTATATACGTGAGTTAGATTTAGATGAAGCTACATACATTTGTACTACATCAAAGGTAAAGAAGAACACAGACTCAAGAACTCTGGTTGTCTCTAGGATATGCTCACGTATTGATGGTGTACCTGCATGAGATTAGCATTGGCATTATGTGTCGTAGCTAGTTCAGCAATAGCTGAGAGTAACAACCTAGCTCTAACACTACCTAACCCACCAATGAACTATCAATCAGATAGATTTAGGGCAGGTAACTTAGACTGTAGTAATGCTGTAGGTGGTGGTGTAAACTTAGAGTTTGGTGTTACAGGTGTAGTCAATAATGTAGGTGGTACATTTAGTCCATCAAGTTTTGCACATCAAAGTAAAGATGTAGGAGTATATGCCCGTGTTGTTATACCTCTTGATAAACCTAAGTCTCGTATTAATTGTGACGACTTGTATCAGGTAGAGTTAGCACAACGTAGGCTAGAGATACAGCAACTACGTAATGAGCTAGAAGCATTGAAGAACCTGCAACAGTCAGGTGGTATGGACTTTGAGAACTAATGGTAGATTTAACAAACGTTGAAAGCCTAGCAGATAAAGAAGTAAAAGCTGGTGGTGTAAAACTAACAGCAAGTTCCGTATTAGCTATACTAGCTTTCTTATCTACAGTAGTTGGTGGTTTGTATGGTGGCTTCACTCTATACCAAAAGATAGAAGAAGTTGCAGGGTTAGACCTAACTGCATATCAACAACAGATGGATGTAATGGATGCTAAGGTGTCAGGTATATCTGAGAAGGTTGAAGAAAGTGTAGAGTACACTAGAGATATTAAGAATGGTCTAAAGGATGATCTGTTAAGAATAGAACAACAGACAGACCGAGTAGAAGATATGGTACGTGATAATGAAGACAAGGTACGTTCCATGATAGACGATGCTGAAGTAAGATTTGAGAATCAACGAGAACGTGTAAGAGTATCACAGTCTTCAGCAATGAAAGAGTTAGAAGATAGGCTAGTAACTAAATTACAACGTGCACTAGATAATCCACTAGCAGACTAAGTTAATGCTTGACACAGATATTAAGATAGAGTATAATTTGTCACATGACAACATAAGGAAGATAGAAGAATGATGCAGTTCAAAGGATTTAAACCACAGGCTATGCAACGCATTGCAGGTAACTTAGGTTATCAAGGTGATATGAGTGGCTTTAATGATTACTTAAATCAGAACCCTGATAAAATGAGTAAGATGAATATGTATCAAAACAAGGCTATGGAAATGGCTAAGGGTGGTATGGTAAAGAAACCTAGCTATGCTGTTGGTGGTGTAACTACAGCAGCTACTGGTTCTCAAATGTTAAATCCTTTTGAAGGACCTATTGATGGTAAGCAAAGCCCAGATGTAGATCAGGGTTTTTATAACTCACAGGAATATAGAGACTTCCAAAATGATCCCGGAAACAGGGTAGGTACACAAGATATGTATGATAGCCCTTACTTTGGTTCTATGGGTTCTGGAAGTATTGGTAAAGCACAGGATAGAGCATACGAAGCTTATCTAGCTAATCAAACTGCAAGAGCAACAACAGACCCTCGTAACTCAGTGGGTGGTGTACCACAGACAGGTGCATATGAAGGTCAGTCTATATCTGAGTTAATGGCAGAACGTGCACTTGATCCATCACTTGCATATGGTGCTACCATACAACCTGTAGGCACAGAAATAACTGCTGATCAAATGATTGATCCTCGTAGTGGGCAGGTAACAGGTGATATATCTACTCCTGTAACTACCGCTACTGTTGCACAATCAGACGCAGTAATACCTAAAAGTGCGACTACAATGACTGCAACTACAGCTTCAGATAAAGTTGCAGATGAGGTAGCTAAAACACAAGCGGCTACAGGTACAGTTAATCCACAAGCTATTGTAGATGCTAAGACTGCAACTGCAACTAGTGTAAGTGAGCTAGATGCGGCACAAGGTACATCCATATTAATGGAGAACCCTGTACAGCGTAAGATTGAGAATGGTGAACTAATAAGTGGTGTAGCTAATGCTGAAACTGCATCTAAATTTACAGAAGAAGTACAAGCGGCTACTGCAACACCATCTCAAAAAGCTACTGTAGCAGGTCAGCTTGACACATTAATGTCAAACTTTGAGGGTGGAGCTACACCAGCATGGGCTGCAGGGGCTATGAGGACTGCTACAGCGACTATGGCGGCACGTGGTTTAGGTGCTAGTAGTATGGCAGGTCAAGCCATTGTACAGGCCGCTATGGAGTCAGCATTACCTATCGCAATGGCAGATGCACAGACACAAGCATCTTTTGAAACACAGAACTTGTCAAACAGACAACAACGTGCTATGCTTGCGGCACAACAACGTGCTACATTTATGGGTCAAGAGTTTGATCAAGCATTCCAATCACGTGTTATGAATGCTAGTAAGATTAGTGATGTAGCTAATATGAACTTCACTGCGGAACAACAGGTTGCTCTTGAGAATAGTCGTAATGCTAACACTGTTAATATAGCTAACCTGTCAAACAGACAAGCTTTAACTATGGCTGAAGCGGCGGCATTGTCTAACTTAGATATGGCTAACTTGAGCAATCGTCAGCAAGCGGCAGTTATGAATGCACAATCATTTATGCAAATGGACATGGCTAACTTGAGTAATGAACAACAGACTGAAATGTTTAAAGCACAGCAACAGATACAGTCATTGTTTACTGATCAAGCGGCAACAAATGCGGCGGCACAATTCAATGCATCCAGCCAAAACCAAACAGATCAGTTCTTTGCTAATTTAGCTACACAAGTATCACAATTTAATACTGCACAAGCTAATGCACAGAACCAATTTAACGCAGGTGAGCTTAACGCACAGAATAGATTTGCCGCAGAGATGATGAACCAACGTGACCAGTTTAATGCACAGAATAGATTAGTAATTGATCAGAGTAATGCACAGTGGCGTAGACAAGTTGCTACTGCAGATACAGCATCTATAAATCGTGCTAACGAAATAAACGCACAGTCTGTACTAGACATATCTAATAGTGCATATAATGATTTGTGGGCATATTATGATGATAGTATGGAGTGGGCATGGAAGAGTGCTGAAGGTGAACGTGACAGAATAATGTCTCTTGCTATGACTAAGTTAAGTATAGATGCTAACGCAGATATTGCCGCACTAAAAGCAGATACTGAGTCTGCATCCTCTTGGGGTGGTTTAATGGCTACAATGTTTACATCTAAAATTGGTGGCGATAGTTTACTTGGCAAGGGCTTAGGCGCATTGTTTGGATAATAGAATAGCGAATAATAAGGAGTATATTAATCATGGATATTAACCCTGCTGTTAGAGCATACACTAACGTATATATAGAAGAAGAGAACGATATGCCCGAACAAAAACCTAGTATGGGGTTACTTTCTCGAAGTCTTAAAAGTAAGTCTGTGGATAAGACTACTCCTAAAGAACCAAAGGATAGCGTATATAATTATGTAAAGACTATCCGTAAAGCTAGAAAGAGAATCAAAAATGGCTGAACAACCCTCCTTTAGTTACCCTATACCCGGTGAAGGTATGACCTCTGAGGTTGGTTCTAGGCCGTGGCAGAATCCTCCTAAGTATAAAACTGTAGAAGAAGCTCTCGACTTTTATATACCAAGATTGACTTCTGATGAAGTGTATGATGCACTGTTAGATAGCATGGAGTTAGGTATACCATTAACAACTATGGCAGATTCTATGCAATCAATAGCTGTTATGCAAGGACTGCACACTATTGATGTTGGTATACTAGCTATACCAGTTATAGTAGAAATGTTAGCTTTTATAGGTGATAGTGCAGGTATTGAGTATACACTAGGTACAGAAAGTGCTATAGATGAAGACACGATTAGTGAATCTAAGATTGCATTAGCCATGAAAAAGATGCGTGAAAAATTACCTAAAGCAATAGATGATATTAAAGTTGATGATGAACCTGCCATGCCTATGGAAGAAACAGTTGACAATGATGAACCACAACCTAGTGGTCTTATGGCGAGGAGAATGTAATGGGTTTTAATTTACAAGCGTTTGGTGCTGGCTTCGCTAAAAAACTTACAGAGAATATAGATGCTGAGACAACACGCCAAGCTACTTTAGATTCACAGATAGAGCTTATATCTAAAAGACATGAGATGGAAAGAGAGTCTAAGCGTGTAGATGATCAAGCAGAAGCTGATGAAATAGCAGATAGCCTATCTCTATATTATAAGCCAGATCAAGTAGAGAGTATAATGAAGGGTGGTAAACGTGGTATTGCCCATGCTGTTAAAAGAGCAGAGCACTATACTGAAAAAGGATTTGATCCTTCTACTATGTATACTATGCCTAACAACGATATTTCTAGTATGGATACAGCAGGTACAACAAGTATTGGGGATGTGTCTAAAGTATCAGGTGTACCAGAAGGTATGGATGGGGATACTTTTGTAAGTAGGTTTAAGACTATTGAGCCGACTAAAGAGTTTAAAACTATAGCGGCATTCCAAGTTTCTTTATTACAAGAACGTATTGATGCAGGTACTGACCCTGATAAAATTGCTATTGTAGATGAAAAAGAAAAACAATTTTTTGCACAAGCCTCTAAGTTAGAGAATGCTAAACGTAAACCAGAAGATACAAACCCTGTAAATTTTTACACAAACACAGATAGGTTTAAATTAATAAATGGTATGCGTGAACTTGCTCGTAATAATAGAGAGCTTACAGTAGGCGAAGGTGGAAAGTTAATGGGTGACTATAGAGGTTCTAATAGACTTTCCTTAGCAGAGTTAGATGCTAGTTTAAGTTTAAAAACACAAAATAATTTAGTAGGACAAGAAGAAGTTTTATACAATGAAATAAAATCTATGACAAATAACGCTCTTAACGCACTTGACGCTTATGCAAAAGCAAACTACAAAAAAGTTAAATCCAATAAGGTTTTTGAAAACAAAGAAGAACTACAAAAAGAAGTAGGGCTAGGTAATATAGGTGTAGGAGATACCTATATAGTTAAGCTACCAGTTAACGGTGGTGAAATGTATGCTACAGGTACTTATATAGGTACAAATTATACAGATATTGGAATAGAAAAAAGCTACAGGCTAGCTGATTGGTTGCCTAATTATACTTCTGATGCAGCAAGACCTTAAAAGGACACACTAAATGGAAGAAGAAGATAACATTTTTGGTGAGTTACCACCGCTACCTAGCGCAGATGAACTTACATTAGATTTTGAAGAGCCAGATAGTGAAGATTCTTTTGGTGATTTACCAGAGTTACCTGAGCAAGAAGAAGAAGATGATGTATTCGGTGTATTGCCAGTACTTGAAAGTGAAGACTATTACAGGACTATGGATGCTAGTACTGTAGAAACTAGTGATGGACAAATATCAGATGAACTTGACCCACGTTTATCCGCACAAATAGAAGACGGTTTGGGTGATGCACAAGCATACCAAGATGATGCTATGAAAGATGCACAAGCACAGATAGATAATTATAATATACGATTTGCAAATGCACAAGCATATGATGAGAAGTACGGGACACAAACAGCACTGACAATGCCTAAGCCACAAGGTACAGAGCTTACAAGCACATTAGCAGAGACACGTGGTCAACACTTTAGAGATGCTGTAAACTCAGTAAACCAAATATTAGATGGTGATAATGCTCTACGTGCTAAACTTGCAGATTCTATGCTAGACATAGGCATGGGTGCAACAGATATTAATGCTATTATAAATGGTGCTGAGTTCACACCATTTCTTGGTGCGGCAATGGGTTTGCTGGATGTGCCTGAGAACTACAGAGAGTCTAAAGCTGCTTGGGAGAGGGGCGATTGGGGCGAGGCCGCTAAATTAGCAGGTATAAACATATTAGAGCTAGGGGCATCTGCATTAGGTACAGGTGCTGTAGTTCGTAAAGGCAAAAAGTTTATTAGTGATCGTGGTGTTAGTAAACAAATGGAAGCTATCCTTGAGGCTGATGACGCTGCTATACAAGCTAAACGAGCAATAGCAAAGAAGATAGCACAAGATAATAAATCACTATCACAACAGTTAATAAAAGAGTTTGAGGATTCTACTGGTAAGGTTATATCTACAGGCAAAGAAGGTAGTAAAGTAATAGATGGCGGACTAGCACGTACTGCAGGTAGAGAAGTTTCTCAAGATGTAGTTGAACTACAAACATCTATAGCTGAAAGATATGCGGCTATTGAAAACTCTGGTGGTGCTGGGGCAATATCTAAAAAAGAACAGTTACGTAAGCAACGTGAAAAAGATGCTTTATATAGAGAGACAGGTATAAGTGAGACACAAGCATATAGTGGTATAACAGACGAGGTAGATGATTTAGTTAGCCCCCTACTTATACCAGAAAAATTTGATGCTGTTGTAGCACTTGCTTCTGACTTTAAAAAAGCACACCCTGATGAGTTTAAAAAAGGTGAAAGTATAATAGACAGTTTATTTAGATTAACTGTTGATAATAAGTTAATAGATAGCCAAGAACTTGCAGATTCTCTAGCTAAGTATGGCCTGAGTTTTGACGATTATGTTCTAACAGTTGTAGGTTCTGGTTCTGAAGCTGGTAAAATACTAAACAAGTTATCTCAGATAAGACGTGCAGGTTCTTTAGATGAAATATCAAATGCACAAGAACGTATGATTGAAAAAGGACAAGGTGAAGTACTAAAAGCATGGCGTAGGATTGAAAACATGCGACGTGGTACTATGGTTTCTATGGTAAAAACTGCGGCACGTAACTTTCAATCTGCTATGATAAGAACTCCTATGGAAGCCTTAGAAAATATTTTTGATACTACATTATTAAAGATGTCAGAAGAGTTCGCAGACGTAGAAGGTAATGGTAAATTAATATCAAGCGCAAAGGCACTAGCTACAGGAGCTAAAACTTTTGTATCACCTTCTAATTGGAAGGGTAGTACAAGAGCTTTACAGAGGATGTACGCTAACCCTTTACAAGCAAAAGAAATAACAGATTATTTACTAGACAGACCTGAGTTTAGTAAACAGTTTACTGCACTATTTGATAATATAAACGAGTATCAAACAGCCACGGGTAGAGGTAAGGGTGGTGCTACAGACGCTATACTAAGTAAGGGTGAAGACGTAGTTAATATGTTGAATGTACCTAACAGAATACAGGAGTTTGTTATTCGCCGTGGTGTATTTATGGGTGAGCTTGAACGCCTAGTATTAAGAGACTATAATGTAGAACTAATGGATGTTCTAAAGAAAGGTGACTTGAATGAGTTAATGTCTAACTCTACTAAGTACAGACCCAAAGGAGCTGCACCATTCGCACAACTTATAGAAGATAGTACACGTAGAGCTTTAGATGTTACCTACGCTAAAGCACCTGATGTGCCATTGTTTAATGAAGTTTCTAATTTCTTAACACGAAATGGTTTAACGGCATTCACTACACCATTTCCACGATTCATGTTTAACTCTATAGAGTTGATGGGTCAGTATTCTGCAGGTGCATTTAACCCTGCCCTTAAACGTATATTTACAGGTAAAAAAGGTCCGTTAGATGCTAAAGATAGACAAAATATATCACGTAATATAAGTGGTTTATTGGGATTTACCGCCGCATATCAATATCGTATATCAGGCGATGCACCAAAAGACTACAAACAGATCAATGCTGATGAGGGTAACGTTATAGATGTAACAGCACAATATCCTATGAGACAATTTTTATGGATGGCAGAAGCTGTAAAGAGACTTGATCCTGACGTACAGAAATATTTACCCCAAGCTAAGGTAGGTAATGCTGTTAGTTCATTAATGGGTAAACCCAAAGAAACTGGTAGAGGTACTTTTGATGATTGGTTTGATCCTAAAGAAGCTATGGAAACTTTTGTAGGAGCTTCAGCAAGAACAGGTGCATCTAATATTTTTATAGATGAAATTTCAAAAATACTTAGTGGTAAAGACGACTTAATAGGTAATGAAAGAAAAAGTAAAGCTTTAGGTAGATTGATAGGTGACTATTTAACCACTTGGGCTATACCACTAACACAAGTTGTTGAGCTGCAAAGGGCTACAGGCTTACGTCCCTCTACTTATATAGACAGTGCTACAGATGAAAGCCCCACTGTATTGGGTGGTATTAAAAGAACTTTTGCACAACGTGGGGTTAGTACTTTGTTTACTCCAAGTAAAGAGTTTGTTGATAGAGAAAGGGAGTTTGTTTTTTCTGATGATAAAGAAAGGACAGGTCTGTTTGGTAGTTTAGGGTTAGGTATAACTAAGTTTACTAAGAATGAAGAATACGGTGAGTACCTCACAGAAAAAGGATTTACTGAGTTTAAAGTAGGCAGTAGGTCACGTGTACCTTCTATACGTAGAGCAGAAAATAGAATGCTCAAAGACTTTTTGCCTTTGTTAGTTGAGAATGCAACAGAAATAGAAAAAGATTTACGTAAAGAATATAAGTCTTTAGACAAAGATGATCCATCTAAAACTAAATATACAGAAGATCAGTACGTAAATAACTATTTAGTACCTGTATTAAAAACAGATATTAGTAAGGCAAAAGCAACAGTTAGTGTAGAGATGTCAGAAGATACAGAAATTAAAACTGTATTTATGGAGAAACTACGAAGGTTAACACCTAGCCAACGAAGATTTGCAATGTCTGAGTTCTTTAAAGAAGAAGGTCACATTGCATCTCTCACTGATGAAGACGATATTGGTGCGCTAGTAGCAATAGGTAAAAGTTTAAAGTAATATTTAAAACAATTAATAAGAAAAAGGGGCAATTAAGCCCCTTCTTTTTTGTCTATCGTTTGTCTCCGCTACCACCTATAGTGCCAGCTTCTTTACGTGCAGCGAGTTTGTTTATGTTATCACCTGCAACCTTACCTAATGTCAGATTAAGATCAGTAGCTAGTGCAGCACAATACCACAGAACATCTCCTAGTTCATCAGATATTTGTTCACGCCAATCTGGTGGCCTGTTAACTGGTCCGTCACGTATTAGTTTCTTCACTTTATTTGCAATCTCACCTGCTTCACCTGCTAAACCAAGAGCAGGGTATAAGATTTTGTACTGATCGTCATATATAGCAGTATCAGATGCGGTAGTTTGGTACACGTTAAACTCTACCATGTTGTACTTCTCCTTCATAAATTGCTCTGCTTCTTGTTCTAAGTTCATTGGTAGTTACCCGTTTTAAATTGTCATAGAAGGCTTTACTATACCCTCTATTCCACTCACGATACTGCATAGTATCTTCACTGAATGGGTTCTTGGTACTACCACGTTTAAAACTACTGTATCCCATTTGATGTTGTAGCTTTAGCGGTGCGTCATACTTACCCAGACCACGTGATTCTCTTGTACGTTTAATCATAAGGATTATCCTATGTTATTCCTTCTTAGGTTCTTCAGTCTCTGGTGCGTCTAACTCTTCCTTTAGTTTAGCCACCAGTGTTTCATTAGTGAACTTGAGACAGTGTATCTCGTAGTTCTTTTGTGATTGGATATTATTATTGATTGTGATCTCTTGTAAAAGATTCTTCTGAGTATCTGTAAAATCATCTGATTCATATTCAACCTCATCTATCGTTACTTTAGCCATTGTGATTCTCCTTCATATAGGTTAGTAGTGATTCATAACCCCCGATGTATGAGCCGTCGGGAGCATATATTTGCGGTACAGTTTTGTACCCTGCCTTTTTTAATAAAGACAGTATCCATTTTGAACTGCCTGATTCCACATTATACTCTCTGTAATTTTGATTGTAAAGATATATTAAATCTTTTGACATATTACAAAAGCTACAATTGTCTCTGGATATTACCACAAACATTATACTAAGTCAACAATCTCACAGCTATCTCCAGAACATGCTAGTGTTTGGCTACCTGCTGTGTTGTCTTCTTGTTCGTACTCAGATAGTTCACTCCAATCAATAGATGAAGGCATAGACCCTAGTAACTCTAGGTATGTCTTCTCTTCTACATCTTGGTAAGGTGCTTGCTGATACGTGTGTTCATTAAATGGTAAGAATGATACACCTGACATTTCATCAAAATGTTTGTACACAAATGCACCTACCTCAAACCACTCGTTATTCTTTACGTTAATCGTAACAGATGGTTTGTGTTCACACCATGATCTCTGATAGGCTAACCACATCTCTAGCTGTTCTATAGCAGACATGTCAGAAGTAACTGTTGCACCTTGTGGAGCTTTCATAGGGAAGCTAAACACAGTAGTCTGATCAGGCTTCATTACATCTGGCTCGTTAGGTATACCTTGATCAATCATGAACTGTGTCAACGGGTCTTTGTTGTCTCCACGTACAGTGCGAATATAATAGGCTGAGTGACGAGCGTGTATGCCACTGCTAGAGTCAACCAGTTGGCTGACAGTACCGCTTGGTTTAACACAGCTGATAGCAGTACTGACAGGGATATCAAGGCGTTCAGCCCACTTAGCATTAGTAGCAACGGCGATTTGTTTGAGGTGTTCAAGAGTTTTCTCCAATCCTTTGTTAGCTTTTGTGGTTAATGGGTTGTCCATAATACCTGTCATAGACACACCAAGTAATCTTTCTTCTTCTGTATTAGTTTGCCATGACTTACGTAAGTATGGAAACTTAGTGAATGATGATTGTATTGTACCTAAGATAGTAGCTATACGTACCTTACGTTCTAAGTCTTCTGTAGTATCATTAGCTCTTACAACTACCTCTGTTAAATTGCAGAACTGGTTCGGGCGTAATATTATCTCACTGCAAGGATTCGTCCCGAACTCATAGTTAGGATCACGTCTACCATTCTTAGCTGCTTGTTTCTTAGATGCTTGTCTGTTGAAGATACCACGTTCACCTGAGCCTGACTCAACTAACGCCATCCACTCACGCATGAAAGATAAACTGTCAGGCTTCTCAGTGTATGACACAGAGTTGTTAGCCAAGGCACGTTGAGGGTCGTTGTCCCACCATGAGCCTGATTTAGCGTGTCTCATACGATCATCAGATAGATTAGATAGAGAGATCATAGCTGATCTACGTACACCACCAACTACAACTACCTCACCAATCTTACACATGATGTCGTGACATTCTAGTGATGATAGCTTACGTCCTTTAGCATCTTTGAATGTCTTAATAACGAAGTTGAATAAATCAATCAAAGGCATTGGGCCTGATGCTCTACCTCCAAATGTCTTTAGCTTTGCACCTGCAGGTCGTACCTTAGACACATCCCATCTTGGTATCTCACCACTATAAAGCAATGCAATCATTTGACGTAGTGATTTAGCCCAACCTTCTTTACTATCTTTAACTACGACAGTAGTTTCACTTTCATACAAAAGCTCAGGTACTTCTGGTAGCTTAGTAACTGACTGACGTTCAACAGAGAAGCCAACACCAGTACCACACAGTAGGATAAACATAGCTTCATCAAATGCTTTGA